CATAAGTACCATCTTTATTTTTAGGAACTAATTTGTACTTAAATTGTTTTACATAAGCATTATCTTTAACTCCATCTTCTCCAGCAGCTGGACCTGGTCCTAATGTTGCTCCTACTCCTTCTTTAACTTCTTTATATCCTAATTCTTTATATGCTTTAATATTGGGTTTTTGACCTTTTAATCTGAAAGCATAGGGGGTTAAATAAGCACCTGCTCCGCCTGATGTAGATGCTTCATCTACATCCTCCTCATTAACCCTTTTATATGATTTGGGATATTTTTTTCTAATATGGGTTCTGTATTTATTAAATATATTGCTAATTTGGTCAGCTAAATCATCAATTACAGTATCTTCCGTATCACGAGCTAATTGGGTCATAAACCTTCTTAATTCTTTAAACTCTTTAAAAGTAGAATCAATAGCTGGTACGTTTTTAACATCCCAAGTTACAGCACCTGTTTCTGGGTCTAAATCTGTAATTGTGGTTTTAACACCTCCCCTTACGTCAGTATCACCTACATTAAAAGGTTCTTCTTTGAGTTTATATTTAAATGNCATTTGCTACTTGAATTTCTTTAACTAATTCATAATATTGTAATAAATCAACTAGATTATCATCACCTACTTTTGAAGTTTTATCTAATTCTATTAACATTTTAGATATTTCTACAATTTTAATTTTTGTAGCTTTATCTTTAATATTTTTAGAACCTTCTAATAATTTATTTTTTAACTCTGATATTTTAGTGTTATAAAATTTTCTTAGCCCCGGAGTAGAGTCTACAGAATTAATATATTCTTTAAGTACCTGTTTTTGGTCTAAGCTTAGTGAATCATATTTTTCATTGAATTTTTCTAATAAAATCCTATAAGTTAAAGATCTTACATCTTTATCATAAGTAGAAAATTCTTGTAATACTGTTTCTTTACTTTCTAGTAAATTTGATTCTTTTTTAGTTAAATGTTCTAATAAATTAATTTTATTATTTATTAACTGTTTATTATCGGGGAAAGTAGTATTATTACTTTCCATTAAAGTATATATCGATGCTAAAACTTTATAATTACTAAGTTTAGATCCAAAAAAAGTAGCTAAATCGTAATTTTGCTTAATTTCATTAATTAAGTTATACTTTTGCTTTTTTAGTATAGATCTATTTAAATGTTTAGAATTAGATATAGTTGTTTCAATATAAACATTAGCATGAGATTCACTTAAAACTTTTGATTTTAAAATGGATTCATATAATCTATATTCACGACTTAATTCGCTCTTTACAAAATACTTTTTTAGTATATCTATTGCTGGGGAGTCACCTCCTTTTAAAGTGTCAGCAGTAATTTGTCTTACTAATAATTCAAAAAGAATACCAGTATTTTTATATTTTGAATGTTTAATTTTCATTAAAAAATATATTTATTTATAAATATTAACCTTTTAGTTGAGATTCATCTAGGAGTGAACTATCCTCTTTGTCTTGCTCAAAGATTAATTTCTTTTTATCCATTGATTTCAAAACATCTAAATTTTTATAATAAGATATTTTGGCACCTTCTAAATTTAATCCACTTTTATTTGTATCAGTTTTACTATCCCTTGAATCATTTTTATCTGTATCTTTCATACGTTTAGTACCTAATGGGTCTTTACCAAAGTTACTATCTTGTTTTCCACGGGATGTAATTGATTTTTGAGGTCTTCCTAATTTAGGATCGTCTTCACCATACCCATCTGGTACATTGCCAGGGTCTGAGTACATTCTTCCTTTACCATATAAAGAAGCTAAATCATGAGGTGTACCATATGATTTACCTGTAGCTACAGGATCATTTCCTTCAGCTTCAATTTGTGCTATTCTAAATTTACGTTTAGCATCAGAACGAACTAAATCTCTATATTCATCATATTGGTCTTCACTAAAGTGGAATACATTATGGTATATCCAATCTGATGGTACTAAACCTTGTTCTAACATTGAGCCCGCTAATTCAGTTTTAGATTTTAATAATTCAATTCTTTCTTGGTCATATATAATTGATGGGGTTGTCATTGATAACTCAAAGTTAGTCAATGTTTCATCTGTATAACCTTGAGTATATAAGTGTACTAAAGCTATTTTATTTAATTCTGATAGTAATATTCTTTGGATTCTATCAATTGTACGAGCAAATCTAATATCTTGGGCAGCTAAAGTAGCTTTACCCTCTGTATTTTCATCATAACCCATAAATGCTTTAGGGACTTTAAGGGCAGCAAATAACTTTTCTCTTAAATATTCTACATCAGCAATACCATCATATTGTAAACCAGGTGTAGTATCAATTTTGGTTGATTGGTCATTACCTCTAATAGGAATATAAAAATCTTCTAACATGTTTTGCATGTTATATTTTAAGTTGTACTCACCTGTTTTTTCATCCATATAAGGAGTACGTTTCATATTATTGATAGTTTTTTGCATAAATGCTTCTACCTCATTAGGAGGTATAGAACCAACATTTACATAAAATATTCTTTTTTCAGGGGCACGAGCAATTCTATGGATCAACATTGCATCTTCCATTAACGCATATTGCTTATATAATTTACGTGCTGGTTCAATATATGATCTACCATAAGGTAAATAATTAGCATCACCTACCATTCTGAAATGTGCCATTTCATAATTATCATAAATTATTGATCCTCTATCATCCGGACCACCATCTAATTGTTGATTAGGTACATTATAATAACCATAAGAGCTACCTGCAAACCCATCAGGATTCCATTTAAATTTTACTTCAGCAGGGTTTTCAGGGTTTGATCCTTCTATTCTTTCAATATGATAAGCAGTATAAGGTATAACATTATATACACCAAATTTTTCTGCTATTTCTAACTTTAAGAAAAAATCACCATACTTACACATTTGTCTAACCCACATCCAAGCATTAAATTCAATATTTAAAACATCATAAAATAAATTATATAATATTTTTTGTATATCTTCATTTGAACTTCTAATTTGGATTACTTCACCCATATCATTTTTCAATGTACATTCATCAGCTATAATATCTAAAGCAGAAGCAATAATTGCATCCTGATCCATTACATCATATTCTGAATATAGGGTTGTTCTTAAATATTGGTAATTTAAATTAAATTGAGCACCATATAGTGAAGTGGGCATTGTAGAATAAATTCTATTAAATCTATCCGCTAATGCATTGGTTTCATATTCCCCACTAGATTGAATATGTCCTGAGTCAATGGTTTTTACTTGATTTCCCCCTACATTACGTATTACTACATCTGTAGAAAATAATCTTCTTAACCTTGAAAAAACGCTTTTATTTGCCATTGTATATAATTATTATTATAAATATTATTTAAAGAGCCAAGTAATATCTTCTTTACCATGTTCTGTTTTCATTTGATAAGGATTAGCATAAGGGTTTGGAGTTCCTGCACCATAACTACCCATATAAGGCGTTCTATTAACTGCCATATTATTTAATGCTTGTTTTGTTAAATCAATTCCTCTTTGTCTAAATTTTAATGCTGTATCTCTAACATATAATGCTATACCAAATGCCATAACTAAATCATCATTATAACCTGTTTGCGCCTCTGCTCTACCATTTTTCCAGATAAATACTTTCATTTCTTCTACTAACCTTCTTGACTGTATTGTTACACTTTGATCACTGATGTATTCTTGGAACTTACCTATAACCATAGGTCGTGTCTTTTTTGACATTGTAAACCCAGGAACCATCTTTGTATGATCTTGATATTTATCAAAATACGAATCAACTGTTGCTTCTCCACTCCGTTGTGAATAGTAGAGGTTAGAATATTGTCTATCAATAGCTACCTGTATGGTAGCCCAACCAATATTAGCATTTTCTATTACTAACATTGCATTATTATACTCAGTAGCTATTCCTACTAGTAAATGTCCATATTCTTTAGTCCCAATTTGGCCTTTATACTCAGCTACTTGTACTGCACTTTCAATATCAATTACATGAAATGTAGAGTAATCTTTCCCATCACCTCGAGCAACATCTGCTACTACCATATAATCCCTACTATAATCTGCTGATTCCCAAACCCATAAATTTTGGTCTGCACCTCTACGTTCTAATGGGTCTTTAATATGAGATTTTTCATAATATTCTAAATATTCATTATAAAATACAATATCACCTGAGGTGCTAAAATCACAATCACATTCTTGTGCTGCTAATCTAGGGTCACCTAGTAAAGCATCTTGAGCATCTCTCCATACTTGATCTCTTTCAGGATGTACATACCAAGGTAATTTAATAGGTAAAAAATCATTTTCCCCAGCTTCAGCTCTAACCCAAGTTTGGTGAAACCAATTACCTGTACCATAAGGTGTAGATAATACTATAGCTCCACCACCCGTTGCTAAAGTTTGTTGTGCAGAAGCCCATGTCTCAGCAATATTATCAATAAAGGCTGCCTCATCAATAATTAATAAAGATACTGCTTCTGAACGTGCGGCGTCGGCATTAGAAGATTTTGCTTGAATTTTTGAACCATTAACTAATCTTAGTGATAATTTATTATTTTCAGCAGACTCTACTTTAAGCCATGAGGGTAAATTTTCCCACATAAATTGTACTTTAGTTACTAAGTTTCGAGCTGTTGCTTGTGTAGTTGCTAATGCTAGTACATTTCGATCTTTATGAAATGTCATTAACCATAAAGAATAACCTGCTGCTAATGTTGATATACCTAATTGTCTAGATTTTAATATGGCACTATAATCATTTTGTTGAAATAATGTTAGTACTTTTTCTTGAAAAGGGTATAGATTAAATTGTATGCGCCCACGTTGTGGGTGCTGTATATAACAATATTTACGCATAAAATGTACGGGATCTTTAGCACATTTAAGATATTCTTGACGGATTACTATTTTTAAGTCTGCCATATAACTAATTAATTAATAATACAGTTCCAATTACTGTTATTACCCCAACCCCTATTGTTAATTTATTTTTAAACTTTTGCTTTTTTAAATCCAATTGTAATTTTTTTGTTAACTCCTGGGATATTTCTAATTGATTAGATTTTTGAAATAATATAGAATTAAAATTATTAATTTGTAAATCTAGATTAGATATAATACTATCTTTTAATATACTTTTTTGATTTAAAATATTTATTTTATCACCTAAAAGTATTATTTCTTGTTTATCACCATCCCCTTTAATAAGATCTTTAATTACTAATCGGGCTATTGGTTTTTTTAATCGAATCGTTGTACTGTCTGTAACGGTCTGTGAAGAACTTTTCAAGCTCGCTAACATTATAAGAATCAACAGCATCCATTTTAGTATTAATTTCATATTTTAATGATTTTATTCTATTATCTTTTAAACCTAACTCTAAATCTAATTCTTTTACTTGGATTTGTAGAGTATCAACTTTGTAAGTTAATTCATGGTTTATATTATGTAATGAATCTATTTTTTGTTCTAATTTCTTTATCTCAAAATTGTATTGTTCCACATAACTTTCATCTTCAGAGAAGAATAAGTAGGAAATAAAAACACTAGATAATAATAATAAAGCTATATATAAAAATCTTTCTTTAGACGACATTTTTTTCTAATTTAGCAACCATTGCTTCCAATTCTTTTTTAATTGGAGTTTTTTTCTTTAATTTATCTTTTATTTTTTCTTTTTCTACTCCATCTGCTTTACTGTATTCACGTGCTAATGATTTCATTTCAGCAGTTATTGATTTTAAAGATTTAAGTGCTATATCTAATTTTTTATGTTTACCCCTAGCTCCTTTAGCTTGTTTAATTGCTTTAGCATCTAAGTCATCATCTTCATCTTCTTTTATATCGTAAGGGTTTTTATGGGGGTTTACAACAGCATCATATGCTTTACCAATATCACCACCATATAAGTTATCAGTGATTTTTTTACCTAACATTCTTAATTGATCATTATTTAGGGTATGTTCTTTTCCAAACCCTTCTAAATAAAATTGACCTATATCTTCATAGTCATAAGTAAAATCTTCACCTCTTGGTGTTGCATTTTCATTTAAACGAAGTGATTCTGCGCTATCAGTTATAGCTTGAACAAATCCTCTTGTATAATACTTAGTATCGAGTCTATTATTTAATTGGGATTTATTAAAATGCTTATCAAAGGCATATTCACCATCGTCATATCCTATGTCTTGTAAATCGTCTAAACCTATATTAGCTTCTTCTATACCCGCTTCTTTTTTAGCTACTTCAAGGTCTTTAATTGCTGAAGTTAATTCTTTAGTTTTTGCAATTTCTGCTTCAGTATCTTCTGATAATGTAGAGATAATATTTTCTCTAATATAGTTTTTTAATTCAAATTTTTTCATTATAATAAGGTTTTATTATAAATATGTTAAAGATTAGTAAACTTTAATATTTGTTGAATTCGTTCCTCTGTAGATCCAGATATTTTTTCTACTATATTACATTTATGGCCATATCTTTTAATTAATGTTGTAATAGTAAAATCAATTAAATCTCTATAATGTTCATCTGTCTCACGTATACCATTATCTTCAATTTCTATTCCATGAGGAGATATATAAAATATATAATCATATTCTCTGACAAATTCACTAGCATATGTTTCAAATGCTTCTTTATCTTGATAAGGTATTGATTTGGCATTCATAGTAAATGCCATAACATCAAATACAGTTCTATCTGTAATAATATTATCTTGAATTAATTCACCACAACGTTCAGCTAAAAATACCGTTTGACCTTTTAATGTTGAGTCAGTATTTAAAGGAATACCTAATGACATTAAATGTTGACTACGTTCAGTAGCAAAATTATAATCTTTAAATTGTGGTAATTCTTTTAAGGCATTAACCAATGTCGTTTTACCTACGCTCATTGTACCGCATAAACCTATTTTCATATTTTAGTTTCTATAATCTGAAAGATGTGCTTTCATTGATTGGTTTTTATAATAAGGTAACCCTTCTCTTTGTTGTCTAATTTCACTCCATTCTTCTTTAGTATGCTTTATACCATATAAATGGTATTCAGCATTTTTGTTTTTACCTTCGGGGATTAAAGCAGGACCATCCCAGTTATGAAGTTTATTATCCCACACATAAGCGATAGTACCATCTGCTTTTTTTAATTTTTTACTTTGTGGAAATGGTGTTTTCTTTGATTTTGTCATAATTTTTGTTTATAGTAAATATACGAAAGTTATTTTAATTCTCCAAAAGTGACTCAGCAACATATGTCCCTTGTGCACCACTTACCGTTATACCTCTAGCTGATAAAGCATCG